ATGGATTAGTTTCCCCCCAAAACGAATCGAAATCCCATGAAAACGACTGAGAAGCCCTCAGAAGGCTTAGGAAGCCCCTTAGAAGGCACGAACAGGGCTGAAACGGTTTTGGGTAGGGACACAGACCTACAAATCCCGCTAATCGGCGTACAAACCCCCCGAATTCACACGCCGTTGAATGATTTACCTTCACGCGGGGGTGAATTGATCGACTTAGCCAGCAGTCTTTCGATCGATCTTATGGAATGGCAAAAGTTTGCGCTGATTCACACGCACAAAGTCAAGGCTGACGGTCGCTGGGCTTCACCAGTCAACACGATCGTGGTCGCACGTCAGAATGGAAAATCATTCTTGCAGCTGATTCGAATTCTTGGCGGTCTTTTCTTATGGGACGAAAAACTGCAAATTGGTTCGGCGCACCGCTTGTCAACGTCCCTGGAACAATTCAGGGCAATGGTTCAAATGATTGACGGCAACGACAACCTGAGAAAACAGGTCAAGAAAATACGCTGGCAACATGGTGGCGAGGAAATCGAAACAATCACAGGCAATCGGTTCATTGTGCGTGCGGGCGGTTCGGCTGCCCGTGGTGTTTCACGACCTTCGACGATTCACCTGGACGAATTGCGTGAAATGACAGACATTGAAAGTTTTGCGTCGCTTCGTTATACCCTTATGGCTGCAACCAATCCAATGGTCATGGCGTACACAAACGCGGGTGATTCCAGCAGCGTCGTCTTGAACCAGTTTCGCGATCGTGCCCTGGCTTCCATTGCAGGGGTCGAAGACGACATTGGGTATTTTGAATGGTCAGCACCAACCGACGAAATCAGTGTGGAGAATGCACGGCACGCCAATCCTTCAATGGGCACGCTAATTCATGCGGACAACGTGCGAAGCGTTTTGAACGACCCGCCTGACGTGGTCATGACCGAAGTATTGTGCCGCTGGGTTGTTGCAATCAATAGCGCGGTGGACGCTGCCAGTTGGGGCAATTGCCTTGACAAAACGGCAGACCTTGATCTTGACAAACTCACCTGGTTGGCAATCGACCTTTCGCCTGATCGTCGCCATGCTTCATTGGTGGGCGCGCAAAAAATCGGCGGGGAACAATTCGTCGTGAAATTACTTCACACCTGGCAAAATGACTTGCAGTTGGACGACAAAGCAATTGCAAATGATCTTGCAGACTACGCCCGAAAGTATCCGACGGAATACGTGCTTTACAGTCGCAAGACCAGTGCAGCCGTAGCCGCGCGCCTTGCACCCGCTGGCATTCCTATTTTCGACATGGACGGCGTTTATCCGCAAGCCTGCGACGAAATGTTGTCAGCAATCAATTCGGGTCGTTTGAAACACCGTGGTCAGGCACAATTGTCTGAAGAAGTATTGGCAGCGGTGCAGTTGCGTCGTGGGGACGGCGGCTGGGTTATAGGAAGGCGTGCGTCACAATCGGTCGTTTGCGGCAGTGTGGCAGTCGCACTTGCGACACATTTTGCGACACGCCCAGAGAATGATCTTGACATCATGGTGGGTTGATCGTATAAGCCTGACACAATTTGCACATGGGATTTTTCGATCTATTCACGCCAAAGGTTTCGGCTGCCGTTCCAGTTGAAGCCACCAACGTGGACGCAGCTGCTATCGCGCCGTACTATTCAGAAGTAGGAAATTTATTCCTATTCGGCGGCGTGATAACGGCTTCGCGTGCCGAGGCAATGAGTGTTCCAACATGCGCACGCGCATTGGGAATCATTCAAACAATTGCGTCATTACCAATGCACACACGCAACGAAGCCACAGGCGAAAAGGTTTCACAACCGCGCGTGATCAATCAGCCTGACCCACGCATTCCAGGCGCAACGTTTTGGGCATGGATTATTTCAGATTTATTTTTCTTCCCTTCGGCTTATGCACTTGTCATGGACAGATACGCAGACACAGGCAAAATTCGTGCAATGGAACGCGTTGCACCTGAACGCGTAACCATTCAGACCAACGGAATGGGTTATGAAATTGTTTCGTACCAAATTGACGGTGCTTATGTTGACCCTGCGAACCTGGTTGTTTTCCAGGGTACGCAAGAAGGTTTGCTAAGTCGTGCAGGTCGTACGATTAAGGCAGCGGCTGCGCTTGAACGCGCTGCAATGAATTTTGCGGTTGAACCAATCCCACAAATGGTTTTGAAGTCAAATGGCACATCATTGCCAGCAGACCGTGTTTCAAAGTTACTGACTGCATGGCGTACGGCACGCGCTAACAAATCAACGGCGTTTTTGAATGCTGACGTGACACTTGAAACATTGGGCTATGACCCAAAGAATTTGCAGCTGAATGAAGCGCGCAATTACGTTGCGCTTGAATTATCGCGTGCATGCGGTTTGCCTGCGTACTTCACAGATTCGCAACAGTCCAGTTTTACTTATTCCAACGCCTTAGACAAAAGGCGCGACCTGGTCGATTTCGCTTTTAGAAATTTTATGTCGATCATTGAGCAAAGGTTATCTTTTGCGGATTTCACCCCAGCAGGAAATCGCGTGTCGTTTGATTTAGACGACTTCCTTCGTGGCAATCCTTACGAACGCGCGCAGGTTTATGAAATCTTGAATCGTATCGGCGCAATGTCGATCGACGAAATACGCGAGGAAGAAGACATGTTGCTATGAAAAAAGTAATCACACCAATGCAAATCACGGCGGCAGATTCAAACAGTCGCACAATCTCCGGGCGCATTGTTACATTTGAAGAAACTGGTAACGCTTCAATTGGCAAGGTTCAATTTGCTGCTGGCAGTATCGAACCGACTGCGGTTTTGCTGAATCTTGAACACGACCGTACACGTCGAATTGGCAAAACACTTTCAATTGAATCAAGCGAAAAGGGAATTGACGCGACTTTCAAAATCGCTGAAACAACCGCAGGCAATGACGCACTTGTCGAAGCGCAAGAAGGTTTGCGCGACGGATTCAGCGTTGAAGTTTCATTTGATGAATACGAAACACTTAAAGACGGCACGGTTCGCATTCTTATGGGTGAATTGACAGGCGTTGCGCTAACCAGTGAACCTGCAATTCGATCAGCCCGCGTTGAATCAGTCGCTGCAACAGAAGAAGAAATTTCAGATTCGACAATCGAACCTGAAGCACCACAACCAACAGAAGGAGAAGACGAAGTGGAAGACACCGTCAAAGACGCTGCAACCGCCGAAACGGTTGAAGCCGCCCAGTCAATCACCGCAACCGCAAACGCGGTTGGTGGTTGGAAAGCAACACCACGCATTGAAATCACTGCTGCGAAGTATCTTGAAAATAAGGTTCTTGCTGCAACAGGTGACGAAACTGCGCGTCAGTACGTTTTGGCAGCTGACAACACAACAGACAACGCAGGACTTGTTCCTACACGTCAGTTGTCAGAAGTTATCAACGGACTATCGACAACAATCCGCCCAAGCATTGACGCGATTTCTCGCGGCACATTGCCTGACGCTGGAATGACTTTTGAAATTCCAAAGATCACTGCTGCACCAACAGTTGCAATTGCTGCTGAAGACGCAATTTTTTCAGACACAGACCAGAACAGTGCGTTCTTGTCAGTGGACGTCAAGAAGTTTGCCGGACAACAAAAATTCAGCGTTGAACTTCTTACCAGAACGTCACCATTGTTCTACGACGAACTTCTTCGCAACATGGTTGCTGCAATGGCTAAGGCGCAAGACGCTTACGCAAACGCACAACTAGTCGCTGGCGCAACTGCTGACGGCACAACAATCACAACCTACCCAACAGCAGCTGAACTTCTTGGCGTTGTTGCACGCGGTTCAGCAAGCGTTTATGCAGCGACCGCAGGTCTTGCAAATCCATTTGCACGCAACATTCTCATGAACACTTCGCAGTGGAGCAACGTGATGTCACTAAACGACGGCGGGCGTCCAATTTATACGGCAACAAATCCAATGAACGCGGGCGGCGCAGTTTCACCGCAGTCATTGCGTGGAAACGTTGCAGGTCTTGATCTTTACGTCACTGCAAACACTGCTGCGACAACAGACACAGATGATTCAATTTTGATCATCAACCCTGACGCATTTACATGGTACGAAGGAACTTCATACCAGTTGCGTGCGGAATCAACTGCTGACGGTTCAATCACCGTTGGTGTTTATTCATTCGGCGCAGTTGCGACAAAGATCGCAGCAGGCGCGTTTGGTGTAAATAAGGGTTAATTCCCACAACTAATCATGCGGCGGGTTCTCCCGATCTCGCCGCAGCAGATCGAAAGGAAACGGACATGCCAGTCATTGTCACTGCGAGTCAATTGCGTACGGTGCTTGGCGTGTCCGTTTCACTTTATTCAGACAGTTACCTGGACGAAATCATCAATACCGCTGAAGCCGTGATTCTTCCAATGTTGGTTGCAAACACTTCAGCAATTGAGTCGTACAAACTTGAATCAAACGTTGCTTATTTTTACACGCAACGCAATCACCATTTTGTTGCAGGTCAATCGGTCATTGTGACTGGTCTGCCAGCACCGTTCACTGCAACCCACACCGTCGTGACCGCAACGCCTTATTCGTTCACCGCTGCATTGACTTCATCAAATGTCACATTGCGCGAGATCATTCCAACAGGCACGGCGACACTTCAGGGCTATTCAGCAGCTGACCTATACGCAACCAGCGCGCCAATCGAATCTGCAATCCTTGCCGTTTCAGTTGAAGTATTTCAATCACGTGTCGCGGCAGGCGGACAGATCGAGGGCGTAGATTTTGCTTCAACGCCTTATCGAATGGGTCGAAGCCTGACCAACCGCGTGTCCACGTTGCTTATGCCTTACCTGGACGTTGAAACGGTCGTTCAATAAGTGCCAGCCAACGCCGTTTCCGAAACACGTGCAGCCCTAGCAAACGCCTTCAGCGCGCTATCTGCCAACGTGTACCCGAGTGTCCCTGAAGCACCAATTCCACCTGCGATCGTGGTTGTTCCCGATTCGCCTTATATGGAAGTTGTGCTTATCGGTAAGTCAAAGACACAGGTCAAAATTAATTTTGCCATTTCGGCAATTGTTGCTTCAAATAGCAATGCAGGTTCGTTAGACAACCTGGAAAAACTCATCATAGGAATTCTTGCGGCAATGCCCGCAGGATACGTTGTTGGCGTTGTTGAAAAGCCGACAGTTTTGGAAGTAGGTCAAAGTCCAATGCTGGTGGCAGACATAAACGTTTCGACGTACTACACACAAACAACATAGGGGACAAAATGCCAACGACAATCATAACTGGTCGCGATTTAGTCGTGACCATTGCAACCGTTAACTACGACGCGCAGGCGACCAGCGCAACACTTGCGAATTCACCAACCGTCGAGACTTACCAAACACTAGACGGCAAGGCTTATAAGCACATTGACGACCAGTGGACTTTTGACATTTCAATGCTTGCTGACTGGGGCGCTTCGGGTTCATTATGTGAAGCACTATGGACTGCATGCGAGACTGCACCAAATACAACACTTGCAGTTTCATTGACTGCGGTAACTGGTGCGGTGTTTGCATTCAACGTCATGCCAGTATTTCCAGCAGTCGGCGGGTCAGCACCTGACGCACAAACAGTTGACCTATCATTCATAGTGGTGGGCACACCTTCAGAAACGTTCTAGTCACTAACAATCGGGAGAAAAATGAAACTACCAATAACAATTGAATACAACAACGGCGACCAAATCACCTACACGGCAGCACCGCCTGAATGGGTGAAGTGGGAAAAACAAACGGGTCACACCATTGCCCAGGCGCAGGAAAAGATCGGAATTTCCGATCTGGTATTCCTTGCCTATCACGCCATGAAGCGAGAAGCAGCTGGTAAGCCAGTTAAGCCAATCGAAGCATGGACGGAAACTATTTCCGAAGTGATCGTCGGTGAAGCAAACCCAAAAGTTACCCAGTCGGAAGCCTAAGTCGAATCGTTTGGGAGATAGCCCTGGCAACGGGGCTATCGCCAAATGAGTTTGAAAGTGCCGAAGACATTTTGACGGTCATTGAAATTTTGGAAAGGCGGGCAAATGGCTAAGGAATCAATTTCCTATGACAAAGCGGAATTGCGCGCCATTCTCAAATCCTTCAAAGCAATGGACGAACAAGCGACCAAACAAGCAAAAGAGCAAACGTCCGAACTTGCTGAGTACGTTCGCGGCAAGATTATTGATAGCGCAGGGCGGGCAAACAATCGCGCAGCGTCAAGAATTGCCCAGGGTTCGAAGGTTTCAAAATCGTCGAAGATCGGTGAAATTTCATTTGGTTTTGCTGCCCAAAAGTTAAGCGGCGGCGGTACGACGCAACAGGTTTGGGGCGGTTACGAATTCGGTTCAAATAAATACAAACAATTTCCAGTCTGGTCAGGTCGTGAAGGTCGCGGTTCTCGCGGTTGGTTTATTTACCCAACGCTACGAAGCGCACAACCTGAGATCATCAAAAAGTGGGAACAAGCGTTCTCCAAAATTGTGAAGGAGTATGACTAATGGCTGGCAGTCGTACCCTTAAACTTTCGATTCTTGGCGACGTTGACAATCTTAACAAATCGCTGAAAACCGCAGGCGGTGACGTTGATTCATTTGGCGACAAGATCGGCAAGGCTGGTGTAAAGATCGGCAAGGCGTTTGCCGCAGCTGCTGCCGCTGCTGGTGCCGCCGCAATCGCAATTGGTATTGAAGGCGTAAAGGCTGCCATTGCTGATGAAAAGGCACAAACACAATTGGCACTTGCGTTGGAGAATTCAACGGGTGCAACGAAAGCACAAATTGCAGCAACTGAACAAAGCATTCTTCAAATGTCATTGGCAACTGGTGTTGCTGACGACGAACTGCGCCCGGCACTTGGTCGCTTGGTTAGATCGACGGGCGACATTACAAAAGCGCAAGATTTACTTTCAACGGCGTTAGACATTTCAGCGGCGACGGGAAAACCTGTCGAAGCGATCGCCGTTTCGCTTTCCAAAGCATACGACGGCAACACCGCTGCCCTGGGTAAATTGGGCGTTGGCTTATCAACTGCCGAACTTAAAACAATGTCATTCGAGCAGGTGCAAGGTCGCCTTTCAGAATTGTTTGGTGGTGCAGCAGCCCGAAACGCTGACACTTATGCGGGCAAAATTGCACGCGTTCAGGTCGCATTCGACGAAGCGAAAGAAACCGTCGGCACGGCATTGCTTCCAATTCTTGACAAACTTTTGCAATTTATCAATCAAAACGCATTGCCAGCAATCAACGCATTTTCAAAAGCCTTCAGCCTGACCGACGGTGAAGGTTTTGGCAAGGTAATCACCGACGTTGGCACGACATTGAAAAAAACATTTACACCAATCATTGAAGGCGTAAAGTCGGTTTTTGATAGCGTCAAAACTGCGGTCATGAATAGCAAGGACGAATTCAAAGCATTTTGGGACGTAGTCAAATTCATTGCGCCGTTGGTCGGTAGGGCAATTGGCGATTCATTGAAAGTTGTCGGTGACATTGCTGAAATTGTTATCACAATCATTGGCAAGGTTTTGGGTGCGATCAAACCATTGCTGAACACTGCCATTGACGGAATCAATGCAATCATTAAGGGATACAATGCAGTGCAGTGGGGCAAGGACGTGCCGCTAATTCCGAAGATCGGTGGCGCTTCAACCGCGACGGGTGCGTTGGGTAATTTTTCAATGTCAACGGGTGGCGTTATGACGACCACGGGCGTGACCACTGGTGGCGGAACTACAACATCAACCAGCGGGGTCACAGGCGGTGGAAGCACTGGTCTAGTCACTAGCGGTGGGGGCAGTGCAACAGGTGGGGTTGCGACAGTTGCCAAAAAAGCAGCTGAAGCAATCACCAACATTGCAGGCGCATTCGATAACTTCACCAGTGGCACGACAACGCTTGCAGGAATTGAAGCGGCTTCAAGCCGTGGATTCCCATTTGGCACGTCAGGCGTTAACACCAACACACTTGCGGGAATTATGGCTGCGTCAGGCACAACCATAAACGTGAACGTCAGTGGCGCAATAGACGCAGAAGGTACTGCCCGAACAATCGTGAACACGTTGAACGACAGTTTCTATCGCGGTACGGGTGGCGCTGGTGCGCTAGTTGCGGTTTAACAATGACGCAATGGAATCCAATTTGGAAAGTCACAATCGACGGCACTGAATACACCAACGCGGTTTTGGCGAATCTAGTCATTCGCAGCGGTCGAACAAACATTTATGAGCAGGCGCAAGCGGGCTACACGAACATTCAATTGATCGACGTGAATCAAACTGCCATTCCCGTGCAGATCAATTCGACGATTTCAATTCAGGTCAAAGACACGTCGAACACATTTGTGCCGATCTTTGGCGGTAACGTTGTGGACATTGGTTTGGAAGTGCGTGACGTAGGTTCAACAATGTTTACGCAAACCTATAACATCACGGCATTAGGTGCATTGGCACGTTTGCCAAAAGCATTGACCGACGGCGTACTTTCAAAAGATTTTGACGGCGACCAGATTTATGAGATTCTTAGCGACGTTTTGTTCAATACCTGGGCGCAGGTTGCGGGTTCGGTTACATGGGGCGCATACACACCAGCGGGCACGACATGGGCAACGGCTGAAAACAACGGTTTGGGCGAAATTGACCGCCCTGGCAATTATGAATTGGCAAATAGATCGTCAAGCCGAACCGACGTGTATTCACTGGTTTCAGCGTTGGCGACTTCAGGCTTAGGTTATTTATACGAATCCCCAACTGGGGCAATCGGGTATGCGGACAGTACTCACCGCACCAATTACCTGGCTGCAAATGGCTATGTTGACCTTGACGCAAACCATGCACGTGCAGCTGGACTACGAATTCAGACGCGCGTTGGCGACGTTCGCAATTCATTAACAATCAAATACGGGTCAACCAGCAGCGCGGAAGTCAGCGCAACCGAACCAAATTCAATTGCCCAATACGGCACGCTTGCCCAGATCATTACGACAACATTAGAAAAATCAGCCGACGCAACTGATCAGGCAAATTTTTATTTGTCACTTCGTGCCCAACCTGAACCAATTTTCAGCGAAATTTCATTCGACCTGACCAACCCCGAAATTGACAATGGAGACCGTGACAACCTAATCAATGTTTTTATGGGCGAAGCCATTGCCTTGCAAAACCTACCGTTAAACATGGCTTCAGGCACGTTCCAGGGTTTCGTCGAAGGTTGGTCGTTTCAAGCCGCCTATAACCGTTTAAGCGTTACATTGTTGTTGTCGCCATTGGCTTATTCATTGCAGGCAATGCGTTGGAACGACGTTCCGATCACCGAAACATGGTCAAGCGTGTCGCCGACTTTAGACTGGGCAAATGCCACAATAGTGGCGTAGAAAAGGGGAAACACACATGGCAAATCCAACTACGAATTACGGTTTTGTTCTTCCGACGTCGAGCGACCTGGTTACGGACTTGCCAGCCGATTTTGACGTCGCATTGCAAGGCGTTGACACACGACTGAAGGCACTGCAACCAGGCACAACACTTGGTGACGTTGCTTATTCGTCAGCCACTGCCAACACGAACACGCGTTTGGGTATTGGTTCAACTGGTCAGGTTTTGACGGTTACAGGCGGCGTCCCAGCCTGGGAAACACCAACGGGAAGCATGACGTTATTGAACGCAGGTGGAACAACACTTTCAGGTGCTTCAACTGCAGTTTCGTTCACTTCAACTGGATACACAGGTTTGAAAATTATTTTGAAAGATGTTTACGTTACCGTTGACGCAATTGCTTATTTCACATTGAATAATGACGGCGCAAGCAATTATTCATTTGCAATTGTTCGTGGTGCTGGTTCAGTCACACGGGAAAGCAATCCAGCGTTTGGGGCTTACTATTATTTGTTCCAGACACTGCCAACGTCTAACACGACATTATTGAATGGAAATGGTCAAATCGATCTATTTTTCCCAACTGATACCGACAACGTTTCATTCACCGTTAACACATTGGGTGGTTCGACTGGCAACTTGACAGTGAGCAACGGAATGGGTGTTTATAATTCAGCAGCAGCAATTTCAGAAATCAAATTCTTTATGGCTTCGGGCGCATTTTCAGGCGGCAAAGCATTTGTTTATGGGGTGAAGTAATGACAACGCCAAAAAAACCAATGGTGCGAATTCATAACACTGAAACAAACGAAGTCATTGATCGTGAAATGACTGACATTGAATTCGCTGAATACCAGGCACACAATGCAGAAATTGCAGAAATGGAAGCGGCAGCAAAAGCAACCGAAGACGCTGCAAAAGCCAAATTGTCCTCTTTAGGCTTAACAATTGAAGATTTGCGTGCGTTGAATCTATGAGCATTTATCCGCAAGGCACGAACGCAAGGTTCATCGAAGTCGCAGCAGCTGAAGTCGGCACAATCGAAGAAGGCGACAACCTGACAAAGTATGGCAAATTTACAAAGGCAGACGGTTTGCCCTGGTGCGGTTCATTTGTCAATTGGTGTGCAGCGCAAGCAGGCGTCAAGATTCATTCAGTGGTCAGCACTGCAATTGGCGCACATAAATTCAAAGAGATTCAACGTTGGTCAGGCATGCCACAGTTGGGATACCTGGCATTCATGGACTTTCCACATGACGGCGTTGACCGCATTTCACACATTGGAATTGTTGTGGGCTTGATCGATTCAAAAACATGTTTGACAATCGAAGGAAACACCAGCGGGACAGGCGACCAGCGCAATGGCGGCATGGTAATGGTGAAGGTTCGTTCATACGGTGAAGGCAAGGAAATTGTCGGTTTTGGCATTCCAAAGTTTGTTCCGTATAAGGGCGAATTTCCAAAGATCGAAATACCTACAACGGCAGCGAAGCCAAAAAAGGAGACAAAAAAATGGTCGAAGCCAAAGCCTTGATCGCGTCATGGGCGCGTTCATTCATGGCAGCAGCACTTGCCCTATACATGGCAGGCGTTACTGACCCAAAGACCCTTGCAATGGCAGGGGTTGCAGCGGTTGCACCAGTGATTTTGCGCTGGTTAAACCCAAACGACAAAGCCTTCGGTTCTACGGGGAAGTGAACCGACGATTCGCAGCGGCTGGCTTGGTTTGGGCACTTGCACTAAGCCAGTCCGCATGCGGGTATGACGGCTGGGTGCGCTATGAATGCCAAGAATTCGAAAACTGGTCAAAACCAGAATGCCAAAAACCGCAATGTATCCCGACTGGAACATGCACTGACGACCTACTTAGAATTGAATCGGAACAAACCCGCACGCCGTAAGTCACCCGAAGAAATCCACGCGCAGCTGATTTTGATAATTGGTTCAACCCTTGCTGCGGTGTTTTTAATTGTTACCGTGGGGATTACCTACGCACTCATTTTTGTCACGCAACCAGTCAGCGCGCAAGCACCCAATGACGCAGCATTTATCGATCTATTGAAAACCCTGGCAATTTTCTTGACTGGTTCATTGGGTGGGGTATTGGCTGGCAATGGACTGAAATCAAAGCCAAAGCCGCAAGACACGCCGACAAACACGCAAGGTTCTTGACCGCGCGCCAATCATGCGTCACCCTGAGTTCAGGTGGTAGCAGTTACCACCTAGAATCGGGAGAATTCAAAATGGTACTTGATCTATTAGACCCGCAAACGCTGGGTCGTTTGGTGCTTATCATCATTCTTATGGTGATTTCAGCCGCTGCGGGTTACGCAAAAGGCTTCAAAGAAGGCAAGCGTGAAGGCATGGCACGACGTAAGGCAATTAGCCGTCACTTTTCAAACAAGGTGGCTGACTAATGGCGGGCTTCCTGGACAACTACGAGGACGTAGCGGCACGAATTAAGCGTTTTTGGGAAACACACCCAACTGGACGAATTGAAAATCACATTGTGGAATTCAATGCTGAAAAGGGTTTCATTCTTGTCCAGACTCAAATCTTCAAAGAGTACGAAGACGAAAAGCCTTCGGCGATCGACTACGCATTCGGCAACGTGGCAACCTACAACGTCCAAATGAAAAAATTCTTTTGCGAAGATACGGTCACGTCCAGCATTGGACGCGCCATTGGTTTGTTGCTGGGTACGGATAAACGTCCAACCCGTCAAGACATGGAAAAGGTCGAAACGATCAGCACAACCGTTGCAAAATCTACCGCTGACGATTATGACCCTTGGACAAAGAAGTTCGGTGACTTGCCTAGTTACAAAACCGCAGCTGAAGCCGAACAGTCAGGCATTCCGTCATTGGGTTCATCAATGGACGAAGTGGCAAAACAATTGGGCGGTCAATTAGTAGCCGAAGCACCGCAGTGCAGCCACGGGCACATGATTTGGAAACAAGCCCACGAAGGCGCACCAAAGAATTGGGGCGGTTACTTCTGCACTGAACGCACAAAGGCAACACAATGCACGCCGCGTTGGTACGTCTTTTCAAGCGACGGAAAATGGAAGCCCCAGGTATGAGTGATTACGTCGAAATAATCTATCCACAAAGTATGACGGCAAAACTTATGCACAATGGTGAAGTAATTGCCGAATACAAAGTTGCACAATGTGACGGGTGCGCGCTGGTCGTCAAGATCGACGCGTTTGGTTACAAAGTCGGACAGGGCGGCGAAAAACTTGCCTGGTTGTGCGGTGGTTGTCGGTGAAAATGACATTGACTCACGCCGAACAAATGGTTTGCATGTTGTCTGCGATCAAATGGGAAACGGATACGGGCAAAACAATGTCTAACCCGCAGCGATACCAAAAAGACCTTTCGACTTATGAATACCTTGTCGAAACTGCTGAAGCAATTGGCAGTGAATGGGTTGTTGCCAAATACTTCGATCTTCCATTTGACCCGTATCAGCAAAAGTTCAAGGGAACGGCTGACGTAGGCAATGCAATCGAAGTGCGTTGGACTAAGTACGTTGCCGGGCAATTGATCGTCCATGAATACGATCGACCAGGCGACATTGCGGTTTTGGTCACTGGTCAAGCACCCCATTACTTCATTGCAGGGTGGATTCCCATTGCAATGGCACAACGCCCGAAGTATCGACACAGTAAGCAACCAAACTGGTGGGTCACTCAAATCAATCTTCAACCAATTGAGAATCTAAGGAAATCCAACTATGGACAAAGTGCAATTTGAATGCAGAATCTGCAAGAAGACTACGGTGCAGCTGATTCACAAAATAACCGACAATCTGCCCGAGGGTGTCGAAGTAATTCAATGCACGAAGTGCGAAGTCATGGGGGTTGCGCAGATAGGGACTTCAAATGCCAATCTATGAGTTTGAATGCACGGTGTGCAAAATCCGTGTTGAAGTGGATAAGTCAATCCACGACGAACGAAATCCGATTTGTTGCGGGGCAAACATGAGTCGAAGGTACTCAACCTTTGGCATTTCCTTCAAGGGTAAAGGCTGGGGTCATCAATGATCATTTTAAAATGGCAATGTCGCTGCAACATTTGGATAGAAACAGAAAATGAAAGACAAATGGAAAAAGCAAAATTGCGTCATTACAACTGGCACGTTAAACAAGGTGACATCAATGAATAGTTATCCACAGAAGTTTTCCACAGGTGCAAAAAGCCTGTGGGACACGCCCAACGGCATGCGTAAGTTATTCATTTACTTGACAAGCGCGGTACGATCTAATCGCTTGAAGCGCGCCGCTGAGGCGGATAGCGCGCGAGGGCGAATCGATCTAATGGGCAAGGTTTATGCCATAACGGCAGTGCTTTCAATAACAAGCATTCCAGCTGCTGAATCAGCAAACTATTCAATAGACCATTTGAAACTTTATGCACATTCAAGAATTCTTGATTACAAAGAATTTCAATGCTTCAATAAGATCATCACAAAAGAATCACGGTGGTCATACGTCGCACGCAATGGTTCACACTATGGACTGGGTCAAATGAGATCGAAGCATTATCGTGACCTAGACCCTTATCGCCAAATTGACGCAACGATTCGATACATAACAAACCGTTACCAAACACCATGCAAGGCGTGGGCATTCCACCAGGAACGGAACTACTACTGATGTCAAGCGCACTGAAGGACAATGGCAGCACTACCAAATGGAAACGCATTGCTAAGCGTATCCGTGAACGTGACGGTTACACTTGCCAGGCGTGCGGTATGGAAGGCAATTCCGTTGACCACATCATACCGAGAAGCGCAGGCGGTACAGACGACGAATGGAATCTGCAATGTTTATGCACTAAATGCAATTCTGCGAAGGGTGGGCGGTTTTTTAATACACCTAAGCCAC